GCGGCAGGAAAGTGGCCGTCCAAGGAGCTGATGAAACGAGCGGAGGCCGCACGGGTAACGGAAACAAAAATGCTGGGTGAATTAGAAAAGTCCTTGAGTGAAGAATCAATGAAGATCTTACAACCCAATGTTCCGTTCAAGGACAGAAATGAGTGGGGGGAAACTCTCATCAAGCGCGACTTGTATCAGGCGGCGGAAAGATTGTTTGTCGAGAAGGCCGATGATGCGGCAACCTGGTACGCCATTTCACCAAGCAAACTTATTAGAGATCGTTACGGTCAGGCAGGAGACGTTTCCGTTCCGATTTCCCAAAGGACAAAGGACATGAAAGGAATAGGAATGGATGAGTTTTACGGCGGTCCCAACGCCGTGGCGCCAAAGACGTGGCAGATTGTGGATCGCGATGGAAGAGTGATAAAAGGAAAATTCGCTTCCAAAGACGAGGCAAGACAATATGCACATGAACTTGGAGGAGGAGCTGATTACATAGTAAAAGCGGCCGAGCCAAAACATTACACTTCCGTATTGGAAAAAGCATTAATACGCGCGGCCAAAGAGAATAATTCAGAAGTAAAAAAAATAAAAGTAAAAACTGGACCAGATACATATACTGAATCTTTTGCTATAAAGTTGACACCGGAAATGTTATTACCACATAAAACTCATAGAAAAGATGGAGGCATGGTGTATACTCCTGAGATAATTGATATATTTGAGGCAGCATAATGGCGATTGACAGACCTATTGGATTTACTCCCAACCCACCACCAGGATTTCCTGAAGAACAGGAACAAGCGATACAGCAAATGGTGGAAATGCAAGTAGAGGATGGAACGCGACCTGACATAGAATTGTTGGATGATGGAAGCGCTATTGTGGGAGAACAGGAAAGACCTATTGAAACCAGTTTTGATATGAATCTGGCTGAAGTTCTGGAAGAGTCCCAATTGGGAAGAATATCCAACGAGCTGCGGGAAGCTTTTGAGGACGACAAGGCGTCACGACAGGATTGGGAAGACACCTACAAAAAGGGACTGGATCTTTTAGGATTTAAATATCAGGAACGAACAATGCCTTTTGCGGGAGCAAGCAGTGTCACGCACCCTATGCTGTCTGAAGCCATTACACAATTCCAAGCGCAAGCCTATAAAGAATTATTGCCACCAGGAGGACCGGTTAATACACAAATTCTAGGACACATTACCACTCAAAAAGAGGATCAGGCTCAACGGGTGAAGGACTATATGAATTATCAAATTTCCCATGTTATGGAAGAATATGATCCTGATCTGGATTCATTATTATTTTATTTACCTTTGTCAGGATCGGCATTTAAAAAAGTCTATTATGATGAAGGACTGGAACGCGCTGTATCAAAATTTATTTCCTCAGATGATTTATATGTTCCTTACTTAGCAACGGACTTGCCGTCATGCGAACGTGTTACTCACACTATTCGTAGAAGTAAAAATGAAGTAAGAAAATTACAAGTAGCGGGACTGTACCGCGATGTGGATCTCATGGTATCCGCCACGGAAACAGGAGTTCAGGAGAAAGAAGATCAGATTTCAGGAATGAAAAAATCCTATCAAAAAGAGGATTATCAATTATTGGAAATGCATGTTGATTTAAACATTGAAGGCATAGATAGTGAAGACGGAATTAAAGTTCCTTACATTGTCACCTTAGATGAGGGATCTGCACAGGTTCTTTCTATTTACCGAAATTACAATGAAGAAGATCCCAAGAAGAAAAAGAAACAGTATTTTGTTCATTATAAGTTCTTACCTGGCTTTAGCTTTTACGGTTTTGGTCTTATCCACATGCTCGGGGGTTTATCAAGAACCGCAACGTCAGCTCTTAGACAACTTATCGATGCAGGTACGCTGTCCAATCTCCCAGCGGGTTTTAAAGCTCGAGGACTGCGCATTAAAGACGATGACAATCCACTCCAACCAGGAGAATTCAGGGATGTAGACGCCCCTTCGGGCGATCTTCGCCAAGGGTTGCTACCTTTACCTTATAAAGAACCAAGCCAAACCTTATTTGCTTTATTAGGCTTCGTTGTAGAAGCGGGAACACGATTTGCTTCTGTTGCTGATCAAAAGATCGGGGACAGTGTTGCATCCAATGCACCTGTCGGAACTACAATGGCCCTCATGGAACGAGGTGCTCGTATTATGTCAGCTATTCATAAGCGCCTACATTATGCACAAAAAATTGAATTTAAATTATTAGCAAAAATATTTGCAGAATCCCTTCCTCCAATGTATCCCTATGAAGTTGGAAAAGATGCGGTTCCAAGTTTAAAGGCAGAAGATTTTAGTGATGAAATAGATATTATTCCTGTTTCAGATCCAAATATTTTTTCCATGGCCCAGCGTGTGACATTGGCACAGACACAGTTGCAATTAGCACAAGCCGATCCTCAGGCTCATAATATGTATGAAGCCTATCATCGTATGTATCAGGCACTAGGAGTAAAGGACATTGATACTATTTTACCTGTTCCTGAACCGCCTCAACCAAAAGATCCAGCAGTAGAAAATGCAGCTTCCTTAAAAGGAGAGCCTCTTTTGGCATTTAGACAACAAAACCAATTAGCTCATATTGATGCACATCGTGCGTTCATGTCTTCTATTTTAGTTAAAAATAATCCTCAAGTAATGTCAATTTTACAAGGTCATATTGTTGAACATGTGGGCTTACAGGCTAGAGCGGAAGTGGAAGAAGAAAATGCACAAGCAATTCAAGAGCAAGCCCAACAATATGGTGGTCAATTACCTCAAGAACTGCAAATTCAGTTCCAGGAAGCAATGGAACAACAGATAGCCGAGAAGATTGCTTCAATGATTGAGGAAATGGTAACAGAAGAACAAGAAATGATGGAAGTATTAGGAGAAGATCCACTCATAGACCTTAAACAACAAGAAATTAATCTTCGTGAACAGGACATTGATCGAAAAACTCGCGCCGATGAGGCTAAAATAGGTATCGATCAGGATAAATTGGATCAAGATGCTAGATTAACACAAGACAAGATACAATCGCAGGAAGATATTGCTCAATTACGGGCTAATGTTAACTTAACTAAGCAAAAAGAGATTGAAAAGAGTAAAAAAAGTCCAAGAAGAGTGGATGTTCAGAAAAATGTCCGTTTTGATAACTAATGTTGGGAAGGTAAAAGTGGTAAATAAATCTAATGATGAGTTTATGACTAATGCGGATTTAAGGTTACAGCATTATTTTCAAAATTTACTCAATATGGTAGAAAAAACTTCCAAAAGTGCTGAAGATAGTATACTTTTAGCTGGTGCTATGATGAGTGTCGCTCGAGTTGTGTATTATGATACATTAGGACCGCAACAGGGACAGCAAGTTATGGATAACAATGTGGCTGATTTTATTGAACTGATAAAACCAACCATACACTAGGAGAAAAAATGGCTACAGCAAAATATATAAATGGATCTAAATATCCCAATGCGAAAATGACTGTCTCTAACGAGATGAATCCTTATGCAGGCCCTAATGTCAACAAGACATCCGAAGTATCCACAGCGCAGGTTGCAATACCTGGACCAAAGGTTGTAGATAATTTAGGTAAGGGACCAAAAGGGCAACGTAGTAAGATGCAAATTAAGAAGGTTGCTTTTAAGGGCGTTTTTTAGTAAATTCATTTTCAATTAAAAAGGAGGTTTCTATGAAACTTTTAAAGGATATATGGCAACACTTAAAAGAGTGGAGCGAATGGGGAATGAAAGACTGGATTAAAGCCGGTATCGTCGCCATTATAGTAATTGTAGTTCTAGGAAAAATTTCAGGAGCTGTATAATGTTAAACCTCATCAGTGGATTGTTAGGCGGTAAAAACGGAGCCTTAAAACAAATCTCTGGTGTGATTGATGAGTTACATACTTCAGAGGAAGAGAAATTAGATAAAAAGATTTTGATGCAACGCATCCAGCAAAAACTTGCTGAAAAGCAATTGGATGTAAACGCTAAAGAAGCTGGTCACCGGTCCGTATTTGTTTCGGGCTGGCGGCCCGCGATCGGCTGGATGGGAGCCTTGGCTCTCGGATTCGAGTTCCTTCTATCCCCCTGCATAGAATGGTACAGTAAGTTTGCAGGATTAAACTTAACAGCCCCGGAGATTCAAACTGGCCCCTTGCTCGCAATCGTCACT